GAAAACCTTTGGGTCAATTTCAAAGTCATCTTTATCTTCGGAAATATTTTCACACAAAATCCATTTTTCTGTGTCATTTTGTCGAACTACAAGTCCGCACATTTCCCTGGGGGCAGATTCTTCAGCTGCCTTGTACATTTCGTCTAAAAATTTCATTAAGAGAATTTTCTAGAACCTGGGAATCCTCCGAAAGGTAGTACTACCTCTGTGCTAGGTTTTCCTTTTCCTGTTGAACTAGCTGTTCCAACAGAGATAGGGTCAAATCCATATCTCATCTTACAACCTGTAAGAGTTTTTGAACAAACATCTCCTGGCTCCCAATATTCTCCAAATCCTGGAGTTTGACCTACAGATGTTCTTTTTGCTTTCCATAGTTTTGTTAATCCACCAGAAGTATATCTAACAAAATCATTGTATCTATCATCTGTATATGCATAGTAAGTTGTTGAAGCATTATAAGTATCCCATATTCGTACTCTTTTTACAAGTGCATTTCCATCAGTTATAGTTCCAGGAGTAGCAGAAGAAGTAATTGCTTGCCAATAGTTTGGAACTGTGTTTCCGTCTACACTTGTATCAATACTTCCATCTTTTTTTAATCTTCTTACTGTTCCGCCTAAAGTCGTGTTTGTAGTATAATAATTATTTGCTGTCAAACTACTGACTGTAGAAGAAAAAGTTACGGCACCTGTCTCACCTGTACCAGGAACAACATATTCATCGTCTAAAGTTGCAAGAGCAATATATTCGGTTCCCCCATTTAATGTAGTTTTATATGCGGGTTTATACTTGCTTTCCCTATTCCAGCTACATGCTCCAATTTTCTCATATTCATCTAATGTATGATCTGCTCCTTGATAAAGCCACGGACATGCATTTGCTATAACTTGTCTTTTTGGTAAAGTTACTCCTTGTAAATCATAAGGAGTAGCACACTCAAAAGTTACTGCTGTTTTACTTTGTGCTGATATTCTATCGAATATATAGATTTGTTTTGGAAACTCTACTGGAGGGGTACTATCTCCACTTTCTCCAACTAAATATTTTTGTAAAGTTGTTCTTCGTGTAAGTGTTGCTCCTAATAAAAGATCATAATCTGATATTGATGTTTTAAAAGTATCTGATACATTTGCAAAAGTAATGGTCGGCCTTGCAGAAGTTGCTGAAGGATCAGATTTAAAACCTTTTGCTTGCAAGGGAAGAACTGTGTAAGTACGTATTGTTCCACCTTCTTCTCTAAATTGTACAGTTGATAAATCTTCTTCTACACCTGAGTGAAAGTATACAGTATTACTACTATCTAATTCAAGTTCAAAAAGTTCTACTAAAGCTGAACCAGGATCTTGTTTTTGTACGTCTTTAACAATAAGGTCTGTCATGCTTCATACACTCTTCTAAAAGTTGCTGTTGCAGAATAAAAATTATCATAAGCATATGATTTTACCCAATCACTACATACAACTTTATAAGTTGTTTCAGAGCCTCCTGCATTACTGTCTGAAACAACATAATCAAAAGCAGTCACGCCTTTCTTCGCAACAAAAAAAGCAATTATATCATCTATTTCTTCTTTTGGTCTAGTTTTAAAACTTAAAGAAAAAGTTTGTTCTAATGCATTGATTCCATTTGCAATTCGTTGCTCGTACCCATCTCCAAAAGATGCCATAAGAACTCTTGGTGTTTCTTTTGAGCTAAGACCTTTATCGGGAACAATTTGTCTGCTTCCGTGATCTGATGTTGTATTAAATCCTATTGCCATAATCTCTTATCCTCCGGGATTTAGTAATCCGCCCGGTCTTTGTTGCTCTGCGATTGTTTGCATTACAGATAATTGAACTGCCTCTGCAAATGCTGTAGATTCCTCTACTGTAGCTTCTGCTTCCCCTTCGTTATTTACAACTACATTAATAGTAGTATTTGTTGGGCCCATTCCTTTTCCTGATAATTGAACGGGAATTTTATCTCCATCAGGTAGAGGTACGATTGCTTCTCTGCCATGCATAATTACATTATATCCTGACTGAGGGCCATCTGCTATTCCACCAGTATTATATCCTTTTCCATATACTCCACCATATCTACCAAAGGGACCTGTATTACCTGTTGAAGGTAAAGTACTTCCAAAAGGATTTGTTGTTGCACTAGTATCTACAGGGCTCATATGTGGCCCGGGACCTGAAGTATCAGGTAGTCCCGATCCAAACATTCCTGTCATCATTCCAATAATCTGACTTGCCATTCTTACTGCAAGTATTCTTTGCATTTCTTGAATTACTACTACAGCTAATTGTTTAAAAGCATCTTTTGCAGAAGCTGTTCCATTTATTATACTTAAGAACATATCATCTAATCCGTCTTGGAAAGTATCTTGTAATTGTCCTGCAATTGTATTGGCTCTTTTATATTCTTTTTCTTGTGCTTGAATTACTAGTAGTTGCCTTTCAAGACCTCTTAATTTTCTCTCCTCTATTTCGGTTGCATCTCTGCCTAGTAAATTTAATACTTCTTGTTCCTTTCTTATATTATTTTGAATTTCCCCTACTTTATTTGCAAGATCAAGCTCTTTAAGTCTTTTCTTTTCTAAGTCTGCAAAAGCATCTTTTCTAGAGCCTAGTCCTGCAACTTTTGTTTCTATTTTATTTTTTACATCTAAAACTTGTGCATTCCTTGCAATTATTGTTTCTACTGCAGCAGCTCTTTCTAGTACGAAATCAAGTGCTTGTTGATCGGATTCAAAAGATAATCCTAGTTGTTTCTTGAGTACTGCCGCATAGTTTCCTTTTGCTCCCTTAGCCATTGCATCAGAAAAATTGGTTTGTAATTTTTGTAATGAAGAAGATAGAGTATCAAAAGAAGTAGGTTTGTATCCGTCCATCATAACAGCTAAAGAATCTTTTACTTCTTTGGCTGCTTCTGATACGTTATATAATCCTTCTCCTGGTGTAGCTAATTGATCGGTTCTTTGTTTTAAAGAATCAAAAAAGGCAAAAACTTCTTGAGTATTCATATTGAGAATAGCCTTAGTTAAGTTTTCCATTAAAACCGTTTGTCCATCCTCCGTGAGTACTCCGCCTTCTTGGTACTTCTTCATAAAAAAGTTTAAATCACTTATAAATCCTCGCATATATTCAGGACCTAATTGTTCATTTGCGGCAGCTAAAACAGCTCGTAAATCATCTGCTCCTCCTAGTGAACCTAATGCTGCGAATCTTTGCATGAATACACTTGCTATTGCTGCTGCATCGCTTTCTTCACGAATAAATTGTTTGTCTCCAATTGTCTTCTCTAATGAGGTTCTTCCCGATAGTCCTTGTATTAAGTTGTAAGTTGCTAATAATCTATTATTTAACTTATCTACATTGTCTATTGCTTCCTCTGTAGCGGAGGCAAATAATTTGCTACCAATTCTATTAATTTCTTGTAATTTTAATTCTGTTGTTTTTAATATTTCTAATATTTTTGCTCTTTCTTCTTTTTCTTCCTTTGTTACAAAGAGTATATCATATAAAAATTTAGCAAGAAATCCTACTGTAAAAATTGTGAACGCACCACTAATTATAGCTCCTAAGGTTGCAAATATAGGTCCAAGTGCTAAAGCTGCTGCTCCTAGCTTGGCAAGACCAAGCCTTGCTAATAGTGCGGGTACGGTTATTGCGGCTCCTAATGCTGCTCCAGTAGCTCCTGCTATTCCTACTAATTTTGCTCCGATGCCTGCTTGCACTCCTACCATTTGATTTCGAGTTTTAATAAAGTAGGCTAATTCAGCATCATTTATAGCTTTGCCTGCAGCTGCTCTTTTTTGAAGATTTGCAATCATAAGAGAAATTGATCTTCTTTGATTAACTAAACTTTTTGCATTAAACGCTTCCTCATCCATTCCTCTTTTCTTTAAGAATTTTCTAAATGTAGCACTTTTCTTTAATTCAGCCATATTTGCTTCTGCTGCATTCTTTTTGAACATCAACCCATATTGTGTAAATTTAACTTTTTCTGCTCTTAGTGCACTTTCTGATTTTGCTTTATATGCCAGTAAAGCAGCCTGTAAATTATTTAGAGCTGGAAAAGCTGACTTCATTATTGACGAAGCAAATCCAGCAAATAGTAAAGCTGCTGCTCCTGTATTTTGTGCTAAAAATTCAGCGACAGATTCGAGAGGTCCAATAAAAGCTGTTAATCCTTTTAAAATATCTGAGAAAGCCACTTGTAGTTTAGAAAAGGAGTTTAAAGCACCGTCTGCACCTTCTTCAAAAGCACCAAAATTATTTGCAAGCTGTCGACTTACTTCTTCAAATACAGCAGCTCTTCGCTGACTAATTGTAAGTTTTGAAGCAACTAAATCATTTGCTTGAGCATATTTTCGTGTAGCATCGTCTATTCTTAGTATGATACCTAATTCATCTAATAGTTCTGGTTCCGCTTTTGTTACACCTCGTAAAAGACGATTAAAAGAGTCTGTTAAATCTCTTCCTAAAGCCACGGATGCAAGTTTTGCTCCTTTACCAAGTTCCATAATTTGATCACCACTGAATCCTGCTGCAGTTGCTATTTGTGCTTGCTGAGCTGCGGTACGAAAATCTAGCATACCACCAGTTGCGGCTCTTAAATCTGCTACAATGCCTTTCATAGCAATACCTGTGGCTTCGCCAAAAATTTCCATTCCTTTTGTTTGATTTTTAATATTTGCTGCTTCTTCTAAACCTCTAAATA